ATGAACTATTCAAAAGACGGAATAACAGTTGCGCCCATAATAGATACGAGTCATCCGAAAAAGAACGGAAAGTGCCCCGTAAAAATTCGTGTAACCTATCGCCGGGATCGTCGCTATTATCCGACGGGCAAAGACCTTACCTTGGATGAGTGGGAAGGTCTGACTACAACGAAGGTTCGCGCCCTTGTGGCCGTTCGTAAAGATATAGAAAGCAGTTACCAAATTGTTCGTGGGGTTGTTGAGGAATTGGCACGCGACGGTATTTTTTCATTCGATAGCCTCAACAAGCGATTGAAACGTTCGGGGGTTGATACTCTTAACCGTGCATTTGCGGCTAAAATAGCGGAATTAAAAGAGCAGGATCGTATCGGGTCAATGCTGGTTTATAATGTTGTTATACAGGGATTGGAGCGGTTTGCCGGGGATCGTATTGCTCTTGAATCTATAACGGTGGATTGGGTAAGACGTTATGAGCGCTTTCTACTCGGAGAAGGTAAGAGCCGTACAACGATCGGAATACACATGCGCCATTTACGAGCCATATTGAACGATGCTTGTCGATGCGATGCGATTAAACCCGCGCAATACCCGTTCGGCCGAGGGAAATATGAAATACAGGCCGGTGAGGGCCGTAAATTGGCTTTAACGCTGGAGCAGATCGGGCAGATCGCCCGCTATGAGGATGGGAACGAAGCAACGGCCAAATACCGGGATTATTGGCTGTTCCTCTACTTGTGTAACGGGATCAACGTCGCCGATTTCGTGAAATTGCGGTATCGTGATATTGTGGACGGTGAAATCTGTTTCGTGCGTCAAAAGACCGAGCGCACGACTAAGACCCGTAAGGAAATCCGGGTCGCGGTAGTTCCCCAGATGCAAGCTATTATCGACCGCTGGGGTAATACTCCAGCACCGAATAACTTTATTTTCCCAATTCTCGACGGGTCGGAGGATGCGGTGCAGAGCCACGCTAAAACAATAGCCGCTACCGGGTTAATCAATAAACGGATGCGGATGATCGGGGAGCAGCTCGAAATTGGGAACATATCGACCTATACGGCGCGTCATTCGTTCGCTACGGTGTTGAAGCGTGCCGGGGCGAATATCGCCTACATATCGGAAAGCCTCGGCCACCAAGATCTGAAGACGACGGAAAACTACCTTGCCAGCTTCGAGCGAGAGGAACGAGAGAAAAATGCTGCATTACTGACGAATTTTTAATACGATTATTTGCATAATGCGCCGCAGTGCAGTACCTTTGTCATATCGTGTTATTTTAGTTGGAATGATCGGCGGGGCACATCTTATTTCCGTCGGTCATTCCGTTTTTACTGCATTTCTCCTCTTGGATGTGGTGAATAGCAACAACCTCACGCCTAACCGACGCACTATTTCGCCGGACAAAGGGTGTTTCATTTTGGAACAGTGCTTACAGTGACGGAGAGAATGTCCGCCAAATGGACGATGAAACCTGGTGTTAATAGATTTTGCCTTTCCTGTTTCACCTTGCGAACGATGCTATTCTTGCTTTTGTAGTTTATAGGCGTGCACGATGCCTCATACTTTGCCTCAACTCCTTATGCAACACCTTGCAACTTATTCCCTACGTACTGCGCTTTTGCCAAGAGTTATACGGCATCGCGATTGATGAACAGCGAATCATTGAAGTGTTTTTTGTTTTCCCCTATGAAATACGGCAAATTCTTCGCCTTTTCGATTCTTTCGGTGTTGTCCTCGACCCATCGTTTGAAGTTGTCGGGCACATCCTTGACCTCATTCAGCGGTTCCTCCCAAAAATCCCTATCCGTGCCCTCGTTGGCTATAATTGGCACTGCATAGCACTTGCAGTTCGGGTGCCACCCGATGAATTTGAAAGATTTCGGATATTTTCCCTCCATTGCGTCACATATTTCCAGCGGCGCACGCCCTTTTTTGAAGCGCGGATACCAGAACTTTGCCAGCCACTGTACGTGCGATTTTGATGTTTTTACCTCATATCCGACAATAAAATCAAGTTGTTGCCAGCGGATACTGTCGGCTTCACGATAAGCGCTGTTTATTTCGGTGCGAGCCATACGCATAGCATTCTGATAAGATGACCGGTAAACGCCTTGCCCAGGGTGATAAGCCTGCGCCACTTTCGACAGGGTAAGATTGCCGAACGCATTTCGGACACGTCGAAATAGTTTGTCCGGCTCATTCAGATAGACGCGTACATCACGGCTTATATCGGCAGCGCTTCGGCCTTCGCTGATACCTATAGATAAGGATAATTCTATGTGCCGTTCGAACTGCTTGGCGATACTCCAAACTCTTTCGGATAAATTATGCCCGTAAGTTGTTCTACGTTGAAATGCCTCAAGTGCACCGAGATTGTGAAGCATCCATCCTTTTTTCGGATTGTCGAATAGTTGTTTTACCCATGAATCGTTCTTGTCGTTGGCAAAAAACCATTCCGAAGTGATCCCCGCTGTAATTATAGTGGACAACTTATTTCGGAATGAAGATAACGAGGCATCGGCTTGTTTACTACGGCTTTTGTTTGATGAGAAGGCGAACAATCGCCCCGTATTGGGTTGATATTTATATCCCATTCCCAGTCGAATCAATTCATCCGAGGCCACATCATACAAAGCCTCTATCTGTCGTAGATATTCTTCGACATGCGTTTTGTGCTGTTGCTCCCATTGGGCGGCTTTCAAATTCAATCCGGGCATCGTTTCGAATTAGAATGTTGGCTCTATAATATTGTTCATAGATGCCTCTGCCTTCGCTTGCTTTATTCGCTCGATTTCAGCGGTAACATCATCGGCCGTTCCCATTAGTTCAACGCCCTTTTCCAGCGACATAACGCCATCCTGCACAGCACGGCCTATAGCCGCCCAACGTGCGGTGACATCTTCATTGAACGGTTCGGCAAATTCGTGTTCTATTTTGAGCGCAGCCAAATCAGGACGCAAATGAATATGGGTTACATTCATCATAATAGCGAGAATAAGATTTTTCTCCCTATCTACGGCTATGTCGTATATCTCTTTATTATTTTCGCGCTTGATATATCCCAGTACCATCGCGCGTTTGATCGCTTCGCCCGACAAAGTTCCCAGCCCAGCCATTTTCTCGGGTGTAAACTCGGGCGTGAAAGTGTCGAACAAGATGGACTGCGCGAGGTCTTCCTTTTCCCGTTGCTGCGTCTCGGAAGAGGTCGGTGGATTGATGTACTCGAATTTTGAATCCGCTCCGGTCATCCGAATCATTTTCCCGGGCTTGTCGGCTCGACCTTTCAAAAAATCTACGACATCGCCCGTTGCTGCGGCGATAGGGTCTGCGAAATAGTTATTTGTGTCGGATATTTTGCTGTCTATATCCTCCTCGCGGTCTATGCGGGGGTTGAGGCCTCCCCACGCTTTATCCTGTCGGTAGTAGATAACATTGATTTTTCCGGTTGGATTGGGAGTTGCAATAACCTCCCAATTAAGAGATCCTCGTTTGCATCGGTAGATCGTATCAGGTGTTTGAATATCGAAATGCTCGATAGTTGATGTCCCCTCTTTAAGGTAGTACCCATACCCGAATGCAATGAGGTTCTCGTATAGGTCGAATAATGGACGTAGGGTGTATCCTTTCGACTTGCAAATTACCACAACTTTTACCTGCGGTTGGAAATTCTCGTCCCGATAGATGTGGTAGAGCTTGGCACATTCAGTTTCTGCTCCCGCAATGCGTTTTGCTTTACGCATGGAAACGTTGAATCGTGTATCTTGCAAAAATTGATTATATGCTTCGAAAGCCTCGTCCGAACCTTCGTTGTTCACCTTCTTCCATCGTATCGGATTCCCGAGCAGAAAGAATAGTTCCACCTCATTGATGTACTTCTGTCGTGCACGAGGCAACTTCTCGGTACGATAAGGCTCCTGGCCTTTCCGCATCTTATCGGCCTTTCGCATAATACGGTGGAGTTCGGGGTTATATTCCTGAATCGCCTGCAAAACCTCCGTATCGCGATTCTGCATAAGTGTTTGAGCCTGTGTAATGTCTTTGTCCTTGATAAGCGTAAGCAGATCACGTTCTGCGCCGGTTGCATTCAGATATTTATTGCGTATCGCATTGAGTAGGTTGTCTATAAATCCCATATCCGTACTTTTTACCAAATTCCTAAATCCTCTTTGTCTAAATCTTCTTCATTGTTGAAATACCCCCGCTTTTCGATTACTCCGGTCAGGGCATCTTCGGCGTCGTCATGGCTGTTGAACTCCTGCTGCTTACGGTATGATTTGACATGCGAGGCGAACTCCGGCCATTTGTGCTCCCATCCGGTCGGAAAATAAATAAGGTTTTGCACTTCATTCGATCGCGTGAAAATACGCACCCTTTTGTTGGCGGTCTGCGTAAATGGGTTGAACGATGTAAAGTTGTTACCGATTATTCGGCACTGCGCCTCAACATTGCGCCCGAAAGACCTGCCGCCATTGTTGCTCTCGACGTAGCAGATCTCCGTCTTGTTTCGGGACAGCATCTCGGCTGTTGCCGGCTCGGTATATTCCATCGGTTTCTGTGTATATAAAATGTCCGTCACGAAATTGCCGATGGGAGTTTCCGTATAGCAAATAGAACACAGATAGTCACTGCCGGTATCAGCGGTATCCGTGTAGTTCTTTCGCTTCATAGATGCTGCATATGGAATTATGTCGTATGTCTTAAACTCTCCATACATCAAACCTTCCAGCGGCTTCGGGTTCTGCATATATTGCGTTTCAAAGACAAATGAGTTCGATCTCTCGATTTTGTGCAGTTCCTCCAGCGTATGCTTAAATTCCCAGAGAGGCTGTTCCTGTCCGTTTTCGTCATGCCAGATGCAGGGCAACGAAAGTACCGTCCATTCCTCCGGCTCGATCTCCTGAAGATAGCCGCATAGATCGTGCTCATGGAGCCGTTGCATAATGATTATGATAGGCGTATTGCGCGAGTTCACGCGGTTGCGGATAGTCGATTCAAAGCGATTGTTCACCCGCTCGCGGATCGTTTCGGATAGTGCATCTTCCGGTTTGATCGGGTCGTCGATAACAATAGCTCCCGCAAAATCGCTTTCCCACGCAGGAATAAAATCACCCATTTCGCGCCGCTCCCTATACGGATCATTTACTTGACCTGCACCAAATCCTGTAACCTGTCCTGCTGCACTTACTGCATACAGTCCGCCTCCGACGGATGTATACCACTTTTTAGCATTCTTGCTTTCGACGACTACTTCAGGGAAAAGCCGCTGGTAGTAGTCTGATTGTACCGTTTCATTGATCTCTTTCGAGTTGTCGAGAACAAGATCATCGGAGTATGATAGGTGTATGAACTTACTGCGGGGGTTTAACGCCAGCCCGTAGGCGATGAAGTTCTTAGAGACAAGTTCGGTCTTGCCATATCGTGGCGCAATATTGATAATAAGACGCTTTATTTCGCCACGGACGACTTTGTCAAGAGCTTCGCATATTTTGCGATGATGATCGCCGACAATAAACCGCATCCCCGTCTTATGCTTGAACATGTAACGGGTGAAATTCAGCATACCGGAAAGACAGAAGGTACGCTCTATGTCTATGTCGCGAATCGGAGTAGTGCGTTAATACTCTTCGTTAAGTTTTAACCCATATTGTCTTGCCTCTTCGGGAGAGAGAGTGCGAGGTGGAATAAGTTCGGCACCATCTGCTCCTGTAACCTCTTGACGTTCTACATATCCCCGTTTTTTTCCGCGTGTTTTGAGAGTGAAAATGATCGCTGTTTCGGAGGGACGTTCGATCCAACCGGCAAATCTCTTTTCGCCGTTCTCGTCCTTTTCGATGGCTGGAACGCCGGCAACCAGTTTGCGGAGGTTGCTTTCGGCAAGATCGAGGAAACGTTCGCGGGAATCTTCGAGGGCCTGCTTGAACTCGGGATCATCATTGCACCAAGCATAGACAGTAACTCTATCCACTCCGATGTGGGCGGCAATATCGGATAAAATGCCGCCGCAAGAATTTGCAATCTTGCGGAATGTCGCAATATTAGGCTTTTTACTCGGAGCACCCATTTTTTATAGTGTAAGGTTTGTGAGGTTATTCCACCCGTTCAACCATATCGGCGAACATTTCGCCGGGGATTATTTTGTCGTCTGGCCTGAACCCGAACCGAAGCATGAATGATGATTTCGCCCTATAAGACTTAAAGTTGAGCATTACATAGGATTCGATGTCTTCCGCTTTTTGCTCTGCCTGTTGACGAATCTGTTCTTTCATCTCCTTTACCGCGGCCTTGCGTTCCTCAAACGGTCGTTGTATCTCTTCGAAATCACCTAACGTATCAGACAGTTCTGAACTTATTTCGTCCTGCATGACGGATATACCGTATATGTTCATGTCTGCTTCAGAAAGGCCAGCGGCTTTATAGTCTATTTCCGGTACAAGTACTTTTATTTTCTCCATGTCGAATTCTCCCATTGCGGAGGGCGAGTTCATGAAGATATTTTGTTCGCGCTCTGTCTTGTCGTCTAACTCTACAGCTTCTACCTTGATCTCATAATCCGTTTCAGGTGTCCCGTCGTAATTGTTGATGATGTCAAGCGTCTGTACGCGCTTGTGCCCTGAAACCAGATAAGATGACAACTGATTCCATACGATACCGCCCAGATAGCCGACAGTTTTAAAGTTCTTTTTGAGCTTCTTGATGACTTCAGGGTCTTCTTTGCGTGGATTGTATGGAGCAAAGTTGATTTGTGATCGCTTGATTACGACCGTTTCACTTTGCTTGTATTTGGGCTGCTGCTCTTTTCTCTTCGTCATATCGCAGTAATATATTTCGGGATAAGGGGAATACTTTGTAAATCTTTTCGAGGTCTTGCGGATAATGCCGGCGGAGGTAATCGAATACCTCCGGCAAAAACGTCAGACCTTGCGATTTGTTCTTGTTGTAGGATATGGGTTCAGGCAGTTTCTTTGCCTTGATGTAGGCCATGACGTCCGATTTCTTCCACTTGGATAGAGGATATACCTTGTTCGTATTGCTTATAGCTTCGTTCTCGTATCCGCGCAACATAAGACAGCGATTCATTCCGTCCGACTGCTTCATTCCATAGAAAGAGTAAGATATTCCCGTCTTCATCCGGACGGATTCATCAACGTCTTTCAACGATAACAGCTTTACATTGGGGTTAGGAATGCAGTATAGCCCACAACGCAAAACACGCGTCAACGTCCAATGGGGGACTTGCAGTATGGTAACATTGGCATAACGAGCTTTGACTGCTCGCAAATAGTTGTCAATGTGGTCGAGGCCCTTGACGAAATACATGAACACGCAAACGATCTCTTTGAAGTGCGGAGCCATTAGGTCGAGCAATACCTCGCTGTCTTTGCCACATGAATAAAAAAGGATCGCCCTGTCCGTTTTTTGACGGACAGAGGCAATCACTTCGTTTGCATGGTCTATCGGGGTCATGATTAACCTGTTGCCATGCCAAAGGCGGCGCGAATGTCGCGTGCACGACCGGCACGATTCGTCGCACGACCGCCTACTGCACGATAACGAACACGGATAGCGCCTGTCGTCCGATTGATTCGATTTCTTACTGAATTTCGAGTGCGGCTTGAATTTTAGAAGTTTGACAATATGATTTAACCTACGGAAAGGCCTCGGGCGGCAGATTGCCTTCTGTTATAATCTCTCATTACTGAATTATAAGCCTCAACGATTCTTAGATTACGTTCGGTAAAATAAGTCCCGTATCTGGCAGCAGCTTCATCGGCAAGCCTCTGTCTTTGTGCTGATATTTGCGCCCCTGTTTTTTGTCTTCGTCTTCGAGTGCGGCAATGATTTTAAGGGTTTAACAATTCATTTTCTCAATTACTTTACCGAGGTGGTAGTCGATCTCGGTCATGGTATATTCGTTACCGTTGTGCTCGTACACAATCGGCTCTTTCGTCTCTTCGTCGCAAACATCTACCAGCTCGACGCCTTTGACTTCGACCAGCGCGCCGGGGCGATTCTTTTCGTAACCTACCCAGAACTGTATGGCATCGTAGTGGTTGATAACCGTATCAACGCCCTTCTCGCTGTCCCACGCCGATTCGGGCACGTCACTGTCTTTCTTGTAGACTTTGCCTGTGTTGTTGTCTCGGTATGAAATGTATTTCGTGTTGGTCGGGCGTACTTCGCGGGTCTCGACCGTTTTTTCACCCGACAAAATGGCGTCGAACCATTTTTGTTTGATGATAAGCGTTAAAATTTTCATAGCCGTAAATTTCATTAGTAGCGGGGGCAAGAATCGAACTTGCGCCTGCGGGACACTAACCCGCCGTGGTAACCTCTGCACTACCCCGCATATATCTGTTCGATGCAAAAGTGGACACGTTCGGCACATTATGCAAATCTTACTATTGAATTATTTATTAAAAATACGATTTTTTATTGAGAGCTGCAATTTTTAAGGTCTTTTCTTCACACACCCTTTGCAGCGGATAATCTCAAGCACTACTGCGTCATATTTGACGATCAATAGGCTGTCGCGATTGTTGTCTGCACCTTTGTAGGCTTTACACCCACACTTCAGCCGCGTGCGGTGACATGTCGCGTCCGTCAATTCGAATGCCTTTTTGAGTAATGTCAAATCGCTGCGTTTTTCTACGTACATCGTTGGTTTCATATATTATATAACTTTTACAAAGTTGAACATTCTGAATGACCGCCAGCCCTCGGCAACCGTATCGTAATAGGTTACGAGGTGTTTGTTAGGCTTACGGTCGTCACCTTTTGTTTCGGGGCATAAGTCGTCCTTAAGCGTACCGAATGCCTGTCGCAATTCACCCGTACTCGATTTGAGGTAGAAGAACTGCACGATGCCCGCGCGCATCTTTATCTTCAATTTGAACACCTGCCATGCCTTATGCAGACACTCAGCAAAGGTTACACCCGTCGCGCGGCACATCTGCCACGCCGTGCGCATGATGATGGAAAGGTCGGTTCGTTTCATTGTTATATAGGTTAAAAGTTGGTTTTTAGTTTGAGTAGTCGCAAGCACTCTTTCAACTCGCTGTCTGTGTATTTCTCGGCGATCTCTCGTGATATGCCGTTTGTGTTCATTGCGATTTTGATCGCAGCCTCTCTGTTCACCTTGAAGGATTTTCTTGTCTTCATAGCTTTTCAATTTTTTCAAATGTAACATAATACAGCCTATTGCCAACGAGTACCATTGCGATATTCAGTTTATCGAACTGTCCTCGATATTCACCAGTATTGCGTCCGAATCTCACCGGGTCGCCAATTTTTATGTCTTTCATATCTTTCATTTTTACCACCGGCGGCAGGTGCCGCCACGCTTCGGGCCTGAGGTCTGTTTATAGCCGCCCGAACGGCTTTATTCGTCGAGGTAGTAGAGCAGCAGTTCACAATCTTCAACGTGCAGAACTCTCGTAGGTTCGATTTTTTCGAGTTGCAAAGACAGTGTATCGTCTTTCTCTGCATAGATGTACGCCCACTGGCCTTTCAGTTCGATTTCTTCTCTGGTGCCGAAATAGGCGACAGTATTATCTACGTCTTTGACAAGACCCCAGCTGCCATTGTCCATACCATCACGATTGATTGCGTCGATCACTTTAAATGCAAATGCGTTCATAGTTCTATTGTTTTAGACGTTTATTCAATAAATCAATTAGTTGATTTCGCTGACTTTGCAAGGTGTGAAATACATATCTCTTTCGATGCCAAGACCAAAGGGGCGAGTTCTAACGCGTTGAAGTTCATTCAGTGACACATAACCATATTCTCGCTCGCCCATATTGTCTAACAATGCGAAGAGAATGTAGTCGTCGTCTTGCTTCTCGCCTTCGAGAATGTACCACGTCTGACTGCCGCAGGGGTTGAAGAACTTGCAGATGACCTGTGCCTTGCCGCCTTTGCCATCTTGTGAATAAATGGGGTACTTTGCCAACTGCTTCTCAATTGCTTTAGTTAAGAGTTTCATGGCCGTATTGTTTAATTGTTGTTTTGATTTTCTGGTGCAAATATAAATGATATTTTGATATAATGCAAATATTTTGAGATAAAAATTTAATTGACACTAAAATTTTTTGCTGTTTATATGAATATCAATATATTTGTGGCAAATAATACGTCAAAATGAGAGTTAAAGAATTATTGAAGGAACGAGGAATGACCGCAAAAGAGTTGGCGGCGCGTCTCGGAATGACTGAAACGGGGTTAAGTATTGCAATTGGTGACAACGGAAATCCGCCGTTAAAACGATTGCAAGAAATAGCCGATATTTTGGGTGTTGAAGTGCCGGAACTTTTCGCCGCTTCGAAAGAGGGAGCAATCACGTGCCCGCATTGCGGGAAGTCGATAACCATCAAGGCAGAATAACCTCAACGATACCTACCCATGGAACTACAACCTATCCAAAGCAAGATTTACGAAATACGGGGCCAGCGGGTGATGCTGGACCGTGATTTGGCGGAATTGTACCAAGTAACAACAAGCGCTCTCAATCAAGCGGTAAAGCGTAATATCGAACGCTTTCCGCCCGATTTCATGTTTCAACTGACAGATGCCGAAACTGAAAATTGGAAATCACAAATTGTGATAACCAATTCCATCACGATGGGTTTACGCCGCAACCCCTATGCGTTTACCGAGCAAGGCGTTTCTATGTTATCGGCTGTTTTGAAAAGCTCCGTTGCCATACAAGTAAGTATCGCTATTATGCGTGCTTTCGTAGCGATGCGGAACTACATCACGACCACGACGACAGTAACGGCCGAGTTGGCCGAAATTCGGGCGAAACTGGCGTTACTGGAGCGGGTGGACGCCGACAATGCCGAGGCGGTCAGCGATCTGTCGGAAGATATGCGCAAGGAGCTTGATAATATCTACAACGCTATTGCGGCGTTGTCGGTCAAGATACCGCAGGCACGCAATCCCGCCCGCAAAATTGGATTCCAACAAGCGGAGCAAAAGGCGGAAGAGTAGCAACGTACCCGACGAACACAATCACCTGCCCGAAGTGCGGGACGGTGCTGGAGGTAAAAGAAAAGGAATAAATAAAACTACATTCCTATGACACAAAAGCAGGCCATACAGTTGTTCGAGGACCGCAAGGTGCGCACCGTTTGGGACGAGCGGACGGAGACGTGGTATTTTTCCGTTCTCGACGTGATCTCCGCTCTGACGGACACCGTGAATCCGACCGATTATTTCAAGAAGATGCGCAAGCGGGATGAAGCGCTCGCCTCGTTCGTGGGGACAAATTGTCCCCAGATAGCCATGAGGTCAGAAACGGGAGTGATGCGCAAGACGCTGGCCGGAGATGTGAAAACCGTCCTGCGGATTATCCAGTCGATTCCGTCACAGAAAGCCGAGCCTTTCAAGCAATGGATGGCGCAGGTGGCAAGCGACCGCCTCGACCAAATGCAAGACCCTGAGTTATCTATTGAGCAGGCCGTAGCCGATTATAAACGCCTTGGATATTCGGATACATGGATTAACCAACGCTTGAAAAGTATCGAAGTCCGTAAACTTCTCACTGACGAGTGGAAACGCGGGGGCGTTGATGGAACGCAATATGCCACCCTTACGGACATTATCACGAAGGAGTGGGCCGGACGTACCACGAAAGCCTACAAACGTTACAAGGGGTTGAAAAAGGAGAACCTGCGGGATAATATGACCAATGTCGAACTGCTGTTGAACTCATTGGCCGAGGCCTCTGCTACCGAACTTTCCCGAAACGAAAATCCAATAGGTTTCAAAGCCAACGCCAACGTCGCCAAACGGGGCGGTACAGTAGCTAAAGTTGCCCGACAACAACTCGAAAGCCAACTCGGACACTCTGTCGTATCACCCCTCAACGCTCGGCAATACCTCGGAACGTTGCCCGACAATCCGCCACCCGAAACAGCGCACCTTACTTCAGCGGTAAAATCGACGAAACCGATTACATGCGACACCTCAAACGAGGAGGAATAAATAGTTCTCAACTTAAAAACACAAATGAAACTAAAGTAATAAACGCATCGAATTCGATGCGTTTTAGAATATGAAATGTAATATGGAACCGTCTCTGAATATTCGATCATTTCGAATAGGCAATTTAGTGTATAACCCCCATCTTGAGCGAATTGGGTATATTGCAGAAATTACGCGTGCAGACATGACGTTATTTCATGGTGAGATGCTAATTAAGGAAGCCGGATTTTATCATGAGATTTTAGATAAAGTAGTATTAGGAGATGTTAGGCCTATACGTTTGACTCCAACGTTATTGGAAAAATGCGGCTTTGAGAAAGAATTTAGCGACTGTTACCAACGATTTGACTACTATATCATCCCCCGTGTGATATGTTTATCTCCTAAAAAAGAAGGGTTCTGTTGGCAGGTGGAAGACGAAATCGACGATTGCAATGTGGATGTGCCCATAAAGTATCTGCACCAGCTCCAGAATATATATTTTACATTGACCGGAACGGAGCTGAATGTAGAAAAGATATATGATGCGAGAATGTAAAAAGCCGAGTTCCCTCGGCTTTCTGTTTATCATTTCAAACCGACCGAATCAAAAATAGGGTACGGTTCGATATGTCATTTTCTCGGTTCATGATTGAGGCGGGATTGTGAGTTGATTATCTTTTTTAGTCGGTCTCGACCGCAATACCTCCAATATCACTCGGTCACCGTCGAGAACCAGCATCCCGTGCCGGCGGGGATCACCACCTTTGGTGCGGTGCTCGGCCTCGCATTCGGTGCGGATCCGGACACAACGGAAACCTGCGGCCTCGAAAGCCGATCCGATTAACGATAGGTCGCTGCGCTTGGGGACGCAGTACATGGGTTTAATTGCCGCTTTGATGCGGCCCATGCGTTCGATGCGCTTTTTCATTTTGATTTAGCAATAAAAAACTGCGTTACGAGTTGCTCGGCTCAAAATGCAAGCCGTCGGGCGTTTCCGCTACCGAACTCGACGCAGTTAAATTTAACTGTATGTATAGATACAAAATACCCAATATGGTTGGATATGTTTGCATCGCATTTTGATTTAGCAATGCAAATATAATGATTTTGTAGGGAATAACAAAGGCGAGATTTATTCTCGCCTTTGTTTTGAAACATATATCCTATCTGATTACTTTTTTTGAAGTTTTATTTCCAGTGTTATATTATCTCCTGCTACACCCATAGACACTTCGGCAATTCCGTTTGAGATAGAATGTACTTTGTATCTGTATAATTCTTCCCCGTCTATATAAGTATATATCATATCCCCTTCAGCTTTGTATGTTCCTGAACCGTTGCCAAAATACCCGCTTCCCGAATATGTACCATTTTCATAAAATACAACAGAGAATGCAAGATTTGTGTGTGGCGGTTGGGTTATATCTATCCATTCGCCGTTACTTTGTATGGCAATTCCCTGCCATGTGCCATAAAGATTCTCAATGTCGAACTTGAACGATTCTTGCTCATCCTTTTCGCACCCCATAAAAGTAACTGCACAAATAACAGCCATCAAAAGTAAAAATTTTTTCATAACATAAATTGTATTGGTTAGATGCTGCAAAGTTACAAAATTCCCCCCCCCGCAAAATAATGAGCCTATTTTTTTGAAGTTGTGCCGAAAGTTCCGAGGTTTGTAAAAACGCTGAAGCTATGATTTGGATTTATATTTTGCTATTCGTGATTATTGCGTTGATTGTGTATTTGATCTATCTTGTTCGTTTTTGGGGCAGAACTAATATTGAATTGACAGGTGATACTTATACTGGATTAAACAATGTTCTGTGTAGAATATTGAATCAAGACAGATTAAAAAAGTAATTTACTGATTTTTTGCATTGCAATCCAAGTCCATTCAAAAATAGTGTGTCCCCAAAATTGAGAGGCGCAAATAGATATGATAGCTAATGCAATAGCCCAATGCGCTTCGCGCCTACTTATTTTTAAATTGCGAAGTTCTAAATTATCCCGTTCTTCTTGTTTGCGTTGTTCGTTATAGATGACTGCACATCCTCCCTGGTCTTTACACACTGATAAATTAGCCGCAGCTTTTAACCATATTCCACCCCCTTTTATTTCAATGACCATATGATCTTCAAGAACGCGCAGTATTCGCATCCGTTGTTCTTCATTTGGGATTAATGTTTTAACGGCATCCATATTAAAATAGGCCGGATTTCTTGATAATTCATTTAGAAAAACGTCGGCAATGTTAATGTCTCCTTTTTGTAGTTTGGCTATCATAAGGTTCATTGAATAGTAATTCAATCTGAAATTTGCATCGGCTCCTATTTTTTAACTCTTCTTTGAATGCTTATTATCAGGTGTCTGAATTACAATATATTTTTGTAATTCATTGATATACATTATTTTAGCTCCAATTTTATGGGGGGGGGATTTTTGACCCATAGATCTGTCGGAGCAGCCGGAAAGCCTGTAGAAACGCCTGAAATCGACGCAAACAGCCTATCGTAACGAACATTAAGGTCTTCCATCAGTTTATCGGCGACCTTTATATCTTCTTTCCGCAGTAAGGTTTCCAGATGCAATATGCTGTTTAGTTAGTTCCACGTTCTATTTTCGGCGGGCCGGGCCTCTCCCGCCGGATTTGGGGCTTCCTTTATTTCAGATAAAATTTAACGGTTGATATGAGTTGGTCCGATAGTTTGTAAATGTCAGTAAGTGCTGTAATTAAATGTTTTGTTCCTTTCTTTTCCTCGTCAAACGTTTCAACATACTTTTTCCCTCCGTTGAAATGCAAGCGACAAATAGGCTTTCGATTGTTATCATCGAAAAGGATAGCGAAATATGACTGCGCATCCCGATCTACGACCCGATCAAGATCAACGGTATTACAGAGAATAGCTCGCACGATGTAGAATCCCATAAGTTCTTCATCAGTGGTCACTATCTTATTTCCATCTTGCATATCCTCTTCATTTGCAACCGATTTCTCCGTGGAGACATTTGAGGACACCTCGACCGACGGAACGTCAGGCGTAATGGCAGATTTAAGCCTTTCGTTTATATAGTCATTCGTGTACTGTTGAAATGCCCGTTGAATCATCGGACGGAACTCGTCAATGATGTTCTTTGTTACCACTCCGTCATAAACCTGTTTAGTCATAAATTTCACAAATAAATCGGATGGATTACTACTTTCCTTGACAATCAATGACCGAAGCGCATTTATGTACTTCATTTCTGTGGCGGAATTGAGTATCATATACGTATTATACTGGTCATGTCGGAATTGCTTCAACTTCTCAATATGGCTATCCTTTAAGTTAAGCATATCTATCTCAAAGAACGGCTTATCGTCCATTTTGTTAGGAGTGTCCAGATCTGTATAGAACTGATAGTTGATTCCATTCGTTAGTACTCCAAATTTGGCCTGCGATACATGGTAGTAGCGGAATAGTTGCGCCTTGTATTTGCTTAAGTCAGCCGACCAATGTTTACACTCAATTAGCATGATCGGCTCGCCGTCCATACATACGGTATAGTCGATTTTTTCGCCTTTCTTCGTTCCATAGTCGCAAATACATTCGGGTGTAACCTCTTCCGGATTGAAAATATCGTAGCCGAGTGCTTGCAAGAACGGGAGGACAAATGAGGTCTTTGTTGCCTCCTCCGTCTTTACATTGTCTTTGAGTTTGCCGACGCGCTCAGCAAGGATTAGAAGTTCGTCTTTAAAGTCCATAGAGTTGGTTTATTTTGAATTATTATCGTCTATATATTTGAGCACGCGTTGTATTATTTCTCCGTTTTGACGGATGATTTCTGAATTTTGGGTCAATATTATTTCGTATTGCCGATCTCTTTTCTCGAAAAACGAGATGAATTTTTGATCTTCCATACTTGAAATAGAGGGTTCGCGATTACTATAATATAGTAGTATGTATTTAGCATTTGCTTCACTCGGCTCTACCTTGCCACTTAACCATTGACCTATAATCGATTGGGATAATCCCGTGTCCTGCGATATACGATATGCCGTATAGCCCAATTCTTTAAGTAGGTTTATGGCTTTATGTTTCAAATCTTCATTCATGTCGCGATATTTTTATAATACTACATATAAGTATAAATATTTCCAATATAGAATACTTTGATATTTTATTGTTGTGCTAAAATATTTTAGTATATTTGCATTGTAATTCAATTATTGTATGGCAAATTTAATTACAAATAGCGAAAAATCAAGAGGTAACAATGCTGTAGCATTGCTTTTACCCTTCGAACGGTATGTTCAAAGTATCACTAACCTTGAAGAACGCAAGCGACTTTGTGATACTTGCAAGCAGGCTATCGGTATTCGAAGCGACACTCAATTATGGAACTACCGCGTAGGCAACGTCCGGCCTGATATACTGAAGCGACGAGAACTTGCCAAGATCATCCGCCGTCATTCCGGTGATAGCAGCTATACCGCCGACAACCTCTTTCCCGTGGAATTTTACAACAGATAGATAATATGAAACGTATTCAAAGATTTCACAAGACGAAATGTGCGGCAGAACGATATATCGCAACACTCGGTACTGATGCCCGGTTTTATCATGCGTATAAATGTACGAGCGGCAGTTATTGGGTCGGGACGGAATTAGAATGGTTGAATCGGTACTAATACATCATATGCAAACGATCCGCAATATAGAGTTTTTCAACGATCCCGAGGGAGGGGTAATGGTACGCGATACCGAAGGCGTCCATACTTACCAGCCCGAAGACAAGATGCTGACAGGGGCATTGTTTACCCGCATCGAGACCGAATATCCGAAAGTATTCAAGGCTCTCGCCGAGATTTACCGCAAGAGCCGTGCAAACGTGAACTACTACCGGTTCCTGATCTGCCACCGTTTTATTCGCTGCAATTTCGGACGGTTGGACAACAGGCAGGACATCGACGGGATGGGGCGCTTCACCTTTGAGGATGTGAGTTGTCCGATCAAAGGCGAATGCAAGTATGCCGGCATTATATGCAGCCCCGAGTTCGATACCCGATTGACCGAGCGGCAGAAGGAAGTGATGAAACTCTATATGGAGGGGATGGGCGATGAAGAGATCGCGGATATGCTTTACATATCGCCCGAGACGGTGCGCACAACGAAGCGCGACGCCTTCCGTAAGGCCGAGGTACATTCGTTGGCTGAGTTCGCAATCCAATACAAGGATAAGTTATGAAAACTCCGTGGCGATGGTGGCGGGAACGCCAAGCGACCGATAAAACATGCAAACACTTGGCGCTCATGACGGAAGATATTACAAATATCACAGACCGGCTGGTGGCGTTCGTGTGGGAAGATATTGAAAAGATCATAGACCAAATGTCGGAGGATTTGTTCCGGCCGATTGAAAGTATTAAACCAATAAAAAAGAATGTGATGAAAGATTTACTTAGCTGCGAAGGCCGGAGGTTCCGGTGTAAGATTGATGGTACTCTTGCCACAGGGATAATTCGAGTGGTAGATAAATGTGTGTATTTATGCCAAAATGAAAAAAATGGGTTTCACAGCATCGACAAAAAAGGATATAAATATGCATGGTATGTTTACTCTGGAACCGAAGCAGATTTTGCTCGTCCCAATGTCAGGGTCACCGATTTCCGGGTTATTCCTATAACCGCCGAAGAGATCGAAGCCTACAAGGATTGGCAGGTGGGGGATCGACTCAGAAAAAAAGACGGATCATCCCGAACTATAGATGTTATCTTCCGCTTCGGAGAACTCATAGTGGGCAAATTTATCGATACAAGGAGAGCTTTAACTAACTACACCTGCGATGAGCTATACGAGGATGGTTTCCGCCTCATTGTCGATCCTGCTCCTGAGGAGGAGATCGTCGAGGTGACGATGGACGAGATCGCCAAGTTGAAGGGCGTGCCCGTTGAGCGGCTGCGAGTGAAGAAGGAGGACAAATAACGACAAAGAGTGCGTGGTAGAATGGTATTACGAATCGATTAGTGGTAAAGACCAAGTGTACTCACGATGCGCTTAATGGACAGTACACCCTGAAGAGCGCAGATGTTCAAACAGAAGCTAACCGATTGAAAGGCATTCCAGACGTGGAATGTTTGCCAGTTCGAATCTGGCCGCACTCCCTAATCAATATAAAGTATTATGAACGAGCCAATTATTATTACCACTCCCGCAGAATTGCGCTCTATTGTCGCTGACGAAGTGGCGGCGATTTTGCCGAAGCTCGCCGATTTCAGGCGTAAGAATGAACCGGTAGAAATCGATAATTTGTCCGTTGAAGAAGCCGTGCGGTTTATTGCGGAGCAAGGTATCCCGACCACCCGTTCGACGATTTATAATTGGGTTTTTCTAAAAAAGATCCCATTTAAGAAAATTGGACGCCGCACGGTGTTTTCCAAAAAGGAGCTTCTTGCTTGGATCGAATCCCGTACGACTTTGCCGGAGGACAGACGGGCCGTTGCAGCTGCGCGTATCGCCAAAAGTGCTAACTGCAAATAAAATGACAGATAGGCTACTACCGAACCAGTGACTAATATGTACTTCTATGCTGTACTGGTCGGCCCTGGTAGTGGATCAACCGAGCACTATCCGCGCCCAACGTTCTTTCATTCGAGTAAAGTTAAGAGTTGAGATTAGTTGAGTTTGCCATTTCCGGGCGCGGATTTTCAAAGTCCGTATCGGGTTGAATGTCCCGGTGCGGGCACCAAAGGACGGCACGGAAGCCGTAGGGGTCCTAACCTGCCATAAACCCCGGCCGCAAGGCAGAAAGGTTTGAACGAATAAGCGGTTCATTGAAATACGAGAACCATCCGAAGGGATGTAAAACCCGGCGAGCGACTTGGCGCAGAAGGGCGGATATTAGGCCGATCAATACCAAAAAGCAGGCGACTATCCGGAGCGATCCGGGGAGCCGGTAGCGATATACCCTGCGATTCGGTCGTGGTCTTCGATGACGACAGGGTGCAAACAGGTCGCGGGCGCCTCAATAGTCCGTATTTTGTTTCATTTATTCATTTTTTGTGTGTTTAGAGTTGTTTTTCCCGGCGCCCTCCGTGACGGCCCGCGCCGGTTTTTCGATCGCATCAAATCATTACAGATATGGAAACTCAATTTCAGGAATCCACAGTCAAAAGTCTGTGGGTAACGCTTGCGGGCCGCCTCTGGCGTGCGTGGTACCGTCTCAAGAACAAGGTGCGCCGGACAATCGACAAGTCCCGCCGCCGGGCACATAAACTCCAAAACCGACCTCGTGTCTATCGGGTCGAAATCCGGTAAGAGTATGGCACACTTAATTACGCTCGTAGTAGTTTCCGTTCCCGTTTGCCTGGTGTTCGACTGGGTGCTGTCCAGTTCCCGGCGTATGCGGATCACCCGCTATCTGTTGAATGAAATTTTCGAACAGCGATGAATACTTCCTACTACGTCACCGACTCGGCTCAAATGCCGCCGTCCACTCGGAAAGAACCCTCGGAAGAATATTACTTCTTCGAGAGCACCCGTTTCAACCGGCCGCAAACGACAATTCATCTGACCGATCAGGAGATTCGGACTTTCGCCAAACGCATCGCCGATTACATCACCCGGAGGACATTTGCGGGTACTATGGAATCTTTCGACTTTCAGATAGAATATCACGGCGTTGCGGTGCAGGGACGCTATACGGTGGAAACCGAGCGGCAGGGCGCGGTACATTCGATGGGAATGACGGAATGGATCGACGTTCTGATACGGGAGGAGACGAGCATAGCGAGCGCCTGGTGTACGGCCACGGACGAGGAGGTTCCCCGGGTGCTGGAGAAACTGAACGAACTGTTAAAATAATCGAATTGAATTTAATAGATTAACGAAAATGAAAAAATACACACAAGCGGATTTCAACGCCTTCGAGGTGATCGACGGAATCAAACAATGCCCCTCGGGGGATTACAGTGATATACAAATATTCGGCGAGCGGTGCTCCTTCGGCGAGGAGTGCTCCTTCGGCGAGTATTGCTCTTTCGGCAAGTGGTGCTCCTTCGGCGAGGGCTGCTCCTTCGGCGAGTGGTGCTCCTTCGGCGAGTGGTGCTCCTTCGGCGAGTGGTGCTCCTTCGGCGAGCGGTGCTCCTTCGGCGAGTGGTGCTCCTTCGGCGAGTGGTGCTCTTTCGGCAAGGGCTGCTCCTTCGGCAAGCAGTGCTCTTTCGGCGAGTGTTGCTCTTTCGGCGAGTGTTGCTCTTTCGGCGAGTGGTGCTCCTTCGAAGATAAAGGCGAATATATCGGCGATTATCCTTTCCTGGCTTTT